TCGGTATTAGGAGCAATAGCATTAGCCATTTGAACTATCCGTTTCTAATCTATCGTTATCGTGACCACAACGCCCACACTTCTTAAACCAACTACCGAATCCACAAGCAGTGCAATTATAGCCACGGTCTTGATCTCCTATTGAATAGGAACTCAAGTTTGCTTCGACGAAACCTTCTTTTTTTAATGCCTTAATAGTCTTTGGATTATTAACGCTGAGTAATCCGTCTTTGCCTATATTTACTTTTTTAGTACCACGAGTAGTTTTAACATCTACTCCGCGTATTCCGTGATTCGGTGGAATTAACTTTGACATCTTTGCCCTCTCGTTAGAAAGAAAGGGGCGCAGAGATTAGTCCGCGCCCCTTCTTTAGTTCTTTACTTATTAAGCAGAAACGATACCTGAAACGACACCATTCCAAGCAGGTGCGTAGCAGAAGAATGTTCCGCGGAAATAAGTTGAGAATTCGTAGGCGAACTGTGAAACAGGCCATTGAATACCCATATAGTCTTGAACCATTACATTCGCCCATACATCCGAAACCTCAGTGTCAGGAATTGGAAGTGTGTATGAAAGAACTGGAGCGACACCCTGTGGGAGCCAAGGGTGAACAGTGAGGTCAACCAACTTGCCTGTGATCTCGTTATGAAGCGCACCAATTACTGCTCCACCGACATAATCGCCAGTATCAGTCTGTGAAAGATTGATACGGTAGTTAGCGGTTGAACCGTTCTTGATTGCATCAGACAACTGCTTACGATCTGCACCGTTGAGAAGAATCTCATCTGGGTCAGCCTTAACTGAATCGTAGAGTCCTGAGAATACATTCTGGAATTCAACACCAGGATTTGATGTTGAGAATGTTGAGTTAATCTCGTTGATGAAACCTGAGTTAGCACCGAGGACAGTTGGAAGAATTCCGTCATATCCTGTTGCGTATGCAGATGTGTCACCTGTGATTGTGGAAGCGAGTGTTCCAGTTGTGTTGAAGACGAGGTTATCGCCCTTTGTCTGTGTTGATGCTGAACCCTGAAGTGTTCCAACAAGACCAGAGATACGACCGACATAGTGAGCATTTGCTGCACCTGTTGAAGTACCAACATAAATCTTAGTTGCAAGTGCGCCAGAAACATTGTTCACAGTGATTGTGAGAACTCCACCAGCAGAAACTGCCTGTGAAGCAACTGTTGAAAGAACAGACTCACCAAATGAACCAGCATCAGAAGTTGCATAGACATAGTAAGTGGCAGCAGCAAGACCAGTCTGTGTTGCCGAAGCAGCAGCAGTTGAAAGGGTTACTGTTGGAGCAGCAAGTGCGCCTGAGTATGGAGTTGCAGTTCCGCGACCCATAAGCATCATGCGTTCTTCCATCAACATTGTTGCATAAAGTGTTGATGTTGAAGACAACTGACGAAGATCCTGATATCCCATACCTGAGAAGTTAGCGTCGAATGAAACGCTATCAGATAGTGAGTATGAGTTGTAAGGAAGCACGAGATCGTCAGCGGTGTAAGAAATCTTCTGTCCGCGCTCGTAGTTGATTGAACCAAATGCGGTTGTTGTTGACTCGGTGATGCCAGGCCATAGGTTGCCTTGTCCACCTGTACCTGTACCTGTGTAACCAGTAATGCGCTTTACACGGTGTGAAGTACCGACGCCCTTCTTACGGGCAATCTTGTTACGAAGTGGTGTTGGACGAGGTGTGAGCAACTTTGCAGGTGCTTCGAGATCGAAGGCTGCGAAAGATGAGTTAAGAGGGACTGTGAGGCTAATGTCCTTGTTGATTGAATCTGAAGCAAGGCGCTGAGAAGCGAGTGCTGAGTTCAATGCTCCAAGAGCATCAGGTGAAAGTGACTTGTTTGCTGCAAGTGCTTCCAACTGTGCGATTGAATCGTTTGACTTATTAACTGAGTCAAACTTAATTCCATTACCACTCATGATCTGCATAAGAGCAGAAGGGTCGGTAATAACTGCCTGAGCAGACTTGTCGATTGCAGCCACATATTCTTCGTGAGCAGCAGCGGCAGCCTTTGGTGACTCTGCATCTCCGAAGAGATCAGTAGCCTTTGGCGCTGTTAGTGCCATTAGGTATTCCTTTCGTAAAGAGGTTAGTTGTTAGTTAGTTTTGCGGCATCTGCTTCAAAGTCTGAAGCCAATTCGCGGTAACCACGAGCGAGGTCGCGGTCAGTTGTTGCAGCAGCCTTCTCACGCATCTCTGCTGCCTTTAGAAGAAACTCATTAACAGTTACTTCGGCTGGCTTGATAGTTGCGCGCTTAGGTCCACCACTTACTGCCTTTTGATTTGCCGCTGCTAATTCTGTTTGAAGTTTATCGATTGTGTCTTGCGCTGCCTTATTTGCAACGACAAGTGTTTCGATCTCACTACGAACAGAGTCGGTAGCACTCTTTACGGCTTTCTCAATAATGCTATCAACATCGGTAGCACTTAGAGCAGACTTAATTGAATCTTCTTCTTCGAAGATTTCTGTATCTTGAACATCGCCAACGCGCTCAACGGTTGGGAGAGGTGTAATAGTTGTTGAAGATTTTTCCTCGACCATTTGAGCAGTCGATACATCTGTGCGACCGTGATCGTCGGCTGGCTTATGGCAACCACATTCAAGGCATTTGTCGATAGAAGCAGACTTATGCTCAGACTTTGTGCAGCCTTTACACATCTTGCTATCACAACCGCCATCAGCAGCGCATTTCATACAACCTTCGCAAGAGCAGCCATCGCTTGATTTATCTAGTGGCTTATCTCCTTCGGCTTCTGCGACTTCGTGTGAAGCAGAGTCATAATTGCCCTCATCTGTTTCAATTTCAGCAGTTTCTCCGTATGCGCGCTTTTCTGCATCAGCAACAACGACTTCTGTTGTTTCCGCTTCAACTTCTGTTACTGGCAATTCTTGCTCAATCATTTCTTCCACTTGAATTACTTCCGTTCCTTCTGATTTAGCCAGCATTAGTTTGGCGTGGGGGTTAGCGGGGCGATCAACAAGGCTTACTTCTACGATCTGTCCATCAATGATTCGACCGTTAGCAGCCTTTTCATCACGCACAATACGAGGTGCGCGAATACCGATTGAGAATCCCTTTAGTACGCCCGCTTCAACTTTCTTAACTGAAGTAGGATCAACAACATGAGCAGTAATGTAATGACCGTCTGCCTTGCTATCTAATTCTTTAGCAACGCCAGCAGCAATGTTTGAATGTTGTTCGCGGATATTGCCACCAGTCTTAAACCAATCAGGCATAGCCTTATTCAACCAACCTGCATCACAGATTTGGTTATCACTATCGATAGCATCATCTGTCGCTTTGCCGTAAACCATAAGCGAGCCGTCTTCTTGCTTTTCGCTTTTAGTAATTGCGGCGTATGAAGTTGCGAAGTTAGTTGTTGCCATTTATTTCTCCTTAGATACCTGAATAAATAATTGAAATAGCGCCAGTAGCAGAAGCGGCAGCGGTAACGCCCCAAACAGAATCTCCTGAGTTGAGCCATATCTGTTGAGTTCCATTGGCTGCTATCTGACTTCCACGAGTAGCACCTGAAGTAGAGACACTTGCATCACCGATGTAAAGAACTGCGGTGTGGTTATTGCTAATTTGAACTGCTGTTGATTGAAGACCACTTGGCAAAGTAAAAAGAACGGTTGGAGTAGTCGCGGTAGTTGCGTTGATATGAACTAGAGCCATTTGATTATCCTATCAGTTAGTGGGTTTATGATAACGCATCAGAGATATTTAATGTATCAACGACATAAGGCGCGATGGAACACATACAGTTTGGATGGGCTGGTGGTTCGGTATCGCCTGATGGGAACGAATCGTTAATTGAAATTGGTGAAGCATCTGCGTTCTCTGCACAATCGTCACAAGGGTCAGCTACTAACCACTCGACCATTTCAACGCCCGCATCTGTGTACTCTTGACGAGAAGCAATAGATACGGCGCGCGACATTTCTGTTTGAGCAATCGTTAATGCTCGCTGAGCATCGCTAATTAAGTTATTGATATTCGCGCCTAGATCAGCGGCAATCTTTGCGCGTAGCGGAGCCAATATTCCTTCGACTGCTGGTGCTACTTCTTTAGGCGGTAATCCCTTTCTTAATCCTTTAGCCAACTCAGTACCAATACGATCAAGAGTTGTACCTTTGATGCCAGTAAGTGTTACTTGGCGCGATTCCATTAAGGAAGATAAACCACCTTTAGGACTAATTAAGTTTGCTGCTGCTTTATTTCCGGGCTTCCATTTAGACCAATTTGTTTGAGCAGCGCGAGCCAAATTCTGTTTAGTAGGTGCCTTATCACGCTTTAATGAAGCAAGCGCTGATAACCCCATATCTTCACCGAGAGCAAATCCTTCAGCGTAAATAATGCGTAACGCTTTATTAAGTTTAGTATCAATGTTGAAAATATGGGTACAAGCCCAATCTCTACCTTGTTGTGTTGTTACTTCAGAAGTGAATTGACTATCAAGCCAATCTTTTACAATTTTTTCAACATCAACAGAATCCTTAAACGCTTTCTGAATAAGGACTGCGTGTTGAACGGATAAACGGACTTTGGCTCCGTGCATCCTTCGCCATAGAGCGTTCACTTACGAAAGATAACGCTCGGCATACCAACGAGCAGAATCGTAATCCTGTTCACCAATAAACTTATTAAGCACATCACCGTAAAGAACTTCTACATGCTCAAACTTGAATTCGCGGTCAGGTGACTTACGAAGCCAACGCAGAAATGCTTTCATTTCTTTAACTGCTTGAGTATCGGGTGCTTCAATTTCAGGCTTTTCTTTTGGCGCTTCTACTTCAGGAGTTTCCACTTCGCCTTCAGAGTCCATAGTTGGAGAACTTTCAAAAGCAATAGCACCGTTAGGAGTAATGAAATAAGCATTACTACCAACAACAACAATTGGCATATCTGCTTCAGGAGATTCAATAAGAGAACGACCTGCTTCTGAACGAACTTCATTAAGAGTGATTGCGCCTGTTTGCAATTCAATTTGAAGTGTTTCTGCGCGTTCTTTCTTATCATCACGACTGCTTTCCATAAATCTGAATTCAAGTTCGCGTGGCATACCAAGATATACATAAGAAAGATTGGTAATCATTCGACCGACCCAGTTGGCAAGAGGAATAGCGCCAATTACTTCTGCTGATTCGGCTTGACCTTTCTGATGACCTGCTCCACCTAAGCCACCTTTTGGTGAGAAACCAATTTCAGAAGGCATAACACCGAAGTGACCGCAGATAGTATTAACAAGGTACTCATCAAATGTTTCTTTGAAACGCTCGCCATAACCATCAAATTGAATTGGCTCCATACCAACTGGAAGAAGACGAACGCGCTTGCGTTGTTCTAATTGACCAGCAAGATCATTATTGAAAATATCTTCATAACGGCGAAGTAGATCAGGATTATTACCAAAGTTGGCATCTGTTTTCATAAGCAACTCAGGAGTAACGCCATCTGTGTATTCAGCGCGAAGCCATTGCTGACGGCGCAAGTAAAGATCGGCTACCGCTAGTGCGCGTTCTGTTGGTGAATAACCGTAAATAGTATTTGTACGGCGATTGCGAACTAAATAAGAAAGTTCATCTGAACTAAACTCACCATCAGTTAATTCTGTTTCTGTTGGTGCAGAAAATTCTGATCGTGGGAAACCATAAAGAATCTGTTGGTAAGCAGGTTGTGGTGCAGTTGGGCGCATACCGCGATCGTCAATAAGTGGCTTGATTGTTGAACCGTCAAGAATTTGAAGTCCTAAACAATCACCACCAACACTTTGCTGAGGCCATACTGCCCACGCATCTAATACCAAGATTTCTTCAAGTGCCATATTGAGCCAGTCGGTAAAGATTAAACCGTTAGCCTTGTCAGGTTGCTCCCAAAACTTACGAAGTCTGTTTATCTCATCATCAAACTTTGAACGAGCAGTTTCAAGTGCTTGCGCTTTGGAGCCACCAATTTCAGAGATTAACTGTTCTGCTGCATCTTCACCAAGAACAATGTCCCACTCAAGTGAAGTGACTTTAGACTTTAATACTTCAATACAACGGCGAAGAATATCAATCTGATCTGCTGCTGCGCGTAGTGTCTTAAATGGAACTAGGCGCGTTTCAGTAATGTTGATATTCTGAGCGACTTGGAATTCATAACGGCGTGGGTCAGGGCGACCACGATCTTGAATCGGGTTAATGCCACCCGGAACGATTGGAATACCTTGTGAAAATGGAACCGAAGCAATATTAGGATCGCGTGGCAATGCAACTGGTTGTCCGTATGTTTGCGCTTGATTGTTAGCGCTACGCATCTGTGATTCAGTCATCGAAATGGCGCCAACAGGTAGATTAGGTGATTTTTCTAGTTGATCTGCTACTGCCTTTGCAAAGCGGTCTAATAGACCCATTACTTGCTCCTTTAGTTGCCTCTCGTTAATCAGGCTGGCGTAATGGTATCAAGATTTCTTTGAATTGCTTGCTTATAGTCATCTGAAATATCTAACGCTAACAATTCATTGAAAATCTTAACAGATTCATCTTTGCGCCCTAGCCACCAAGCCGATACGGCTTCTTCAAACTTTAGCCCGTAATCCACATAGCCAACATCGGCAGGTAATGGACTAAAGCCAAAATCATTTTCTGCGACATTCTGACCTATGCGCGAATAAACCCACGCCTTGCGCCACTCGCCTTGTCGTTCGTGGAACTGCGACAAAAGAAAGAAACCTTCTGGGCGATCAGGGTCATAACCGATTGCTTGCATTAAACAATTAGCGACTGTTGTTGCTCGGTCATTCTGATCGTTGAAGCATTTGGCAAGTTTAAGCAACGAGGTATAAACATAAAGATCGTCTGATTCTTTGCCATACTCTGCGGTGCGTAGATAGAAAGAAACTGCGCTCGCTATCTGATCTGCCTTCTCGTACTCAACGGCAACATCAAAGTTGAGTTTAGGGTCAAATGGGTCTTTAGATAATGCGTAAATCAGTTCATCAAGCATTAAGTGCCTCCGCTATTAGATTCTCAATAATAACGCGTGGTGTGCGTAAAACAAATGCTGCGTTATCAGCAACGGCAAAACTAATTAACAGATCGTTTTCGTATTCGGCTATTCCCACACAGAACTCAATCCGAAAGTCTAAGAACGAAAACTCTTTAGATAGCCCGACAAGGTTTAACTGATCGTCATATACGCAAAGCCTATGGCGATAGATACCGTCTTTTTGATCTAAATAGTTCTTGAACAAATCAACTTCGTGAGTTATGGAAATGTAACGGTCGCCCCATCGGATAAGTTGAGAACCCCCGCGCTGATCTTTAAGTGGCTGAATTCCTTGACGAACGCTGACTTGTTTAGTTTCTGCTCCGTCAAACTCGACTACTTCAACAGGGCTAGACCATTTTACAAACTGATAAGGGCGATCAAGAATAGGCATCCAGTTTTTTTCGCAGTACGAGTTATCTGGCGCAGGAGCAGGGATTCGCTTGCGATCAACTTCCTTAGCAATCCAGTTGTTCTTATCTAAATCAATCTTGCTGAGTTCCATGCGCCCAACACCATTAACAGTTGTATCGCGCCGAACGCCTATCAAATAGTAATCATCCCAATAAACAAGACGAGCATCTTCAAGCCCTACAAACTCCCAAATAGGTTGATGAAGTTCTAACATTTCAACCTTAGTGCAGTTAATCATTTCTAGATTACTGTTAAGACGAACGAGATAGTTTTCAGTTACTAGCCGTTGATCTTTTTCGGGGTGTAGATAAGCAAGTGGACCCCAGTTTGAAGGGTAGAGTTGCTTGTTCTCGCTATGGTAAAGAATGTAATTGACCACTCGAACATTAACAAGAATATCGCCGTCAGAGTCAATAAATACCGATGGGTTCATTCCCCCGAAGGTATTAGGTATTGCTATGGGTGCTAACTTGCCACCTTGTCCAACCGCCTTTTGGACTAAATTCATTTACAATCCGAACCTTCCTCTTTCTGCATTGAAGTTCTGTGAAATTTCTGCATAAGTTAAATCTCTATTGTAAATTCTAGCAATAGCAATATCTCCATTAAGTTTAGGAATTGAACTTGAGCCGCCAATATACAAAGGAGAGGCAGTTGAGTTAAATGAAGAAGATGTAGTTGTAGTGCTTACTACTGTACCATTCAAATTCAAAGTAGAAAAAGTAGAAGTATAAGTATAAATTACATGATTCCATTTATTAATAAAAGTAGATGGGGTGGTGGAATAAGAAATACCTGAACCATAAGAGCCGTTTGTATATCTTTCTACATAAATTCCAGCATTTCCAGTAGAGGGATAGTTAAATAGCATATCAAATCCATCTCTAGGAACTGATTGCCTTACAAATAAACCTTGATACAAACTACCAATTCCAGCAGAAGATGGTCTAAACCAAATTTCTAATGTCATAGGTGTTGTTCCTGCAAAAGTGTATGCCGAGTTACTTGCAACAGTAGTAAAACTGCCCGAAGTGCCGGGATAAGTAAAATAACCAGTATTTGTATAAGTAAGATTTGAATTTGTACCGCTTGTGGCAGTAACGCTTAAATCGTTCCAAGTAGTTCCAGTTCCAGAATAACTTTGAGACAATCCTGCATCTAAATCAAGGATAAGGCTAGAATCTTTTACATAACCAGAACTTGCACCATTGCCCATAAAGGCTGCAACAGTAGTCATTAAGACAAACCTGAACCTGATATTACAAATGTATTAGATGCAACGCAAAGAATACTTGCAATACCATATTGAGATAATGTTCTGTTTCCGGTGGCAGAAGTGCCAGCAAGTCTTAAAGTTGCGCTAGTTCCTTGAGTAATAGTTTGAGCAGTAGATGAATTGTTAAAAATCATAAAGTTATCACCAGTATTAAATACCGCTGAAGGAATAGTTACGCCACCAGTTGTAATCGCAATGTGCTTTCCTACATCAGAAGAAGCGGCAGTATAAGATGAAGTTTGAGCATCTTGAGGAATTGTTGATGGACCATAAATGCCCTGAACACCCTGAGTACCCTGAACGCCTTGAACACCAGTTGTTCCTTGAACACCTTGCAATCCTTGTGTGCCAATTGCGCCTTGCAAGCCAATAGCACCTTGAATGCCTTGAATTCCCTGTAATCCAGTTGCGCCTTGACTACCTACAATTCCCTGTATTCCAATAGTTCCTTGAGTTCCCTGTGCACCTGTCGTTCCTTGAATTCCTTGAGTACCTTGAATGCCAACTAAGCCTTGAATACCCGTTGCGCCTTGTAGCCCTTGTATTCCTTGAGCACCGTTAGTTCCCTGCAAGCCAACAGAACCCTGAATACCAGTTAATCCTTGTGCGCCAACTACAACAGGAAGCCATTGACCTGAAGCCGTGTCGTAATACATTAACTGAGTCATTGTTTATATTCTTTCGTTAGTAAGACGGATACCACTTAGTAGTAACTGGGTCGTAAGTCATAATCATAGCCCTAGAAACAGTTGCCGTTGAAGCAAGAGCGATATTTCCTGCTGTTGTCGTGGTAAAGATACCAGTCGGAATAAGTGTGATTGAGCCACCATTAGTTGAGATTGGGGCGGGTGGTGTAATTGTGGCGATTGCAGTTGTACCTGATACGAAAGCGATTGGGGTGACTGGAGCAATAGTTGTGGCA